ATGCAGATGTTCCTTAACCAGATAAGCAATGCACTTCAACAGGCTCCATCTTTGTCAGAGTCAAAGGAACACACCGTAGATATTCAAGAAAAAACGAATAAGTTTGTGCAGCATTTTCAGCGGGTATTATTTGATAAAAATGGAAGGTCATCAGAGTTTCTACTTAATTTTTATGAGTGTTGCTATAAGTTTTTACCAAGAGCGCAGCCTCAAGATAAAATCGATAGCTATAATTCAGCACTGCAAGCTTTTTCCATCTTTTGTTCATCTACGTTGACACATAATAATGTAGGGTTTAATTTCAAATTATTTCCAGAAGTCAAACTGTCTGGAGGAGATCTTGAAACGGTATTCAAATACAAAAATGGCAATTTTGTCTGGGAGATAGCCAGAATTAAAATTACTCTCCCAAAAGAAGAGGGTGGTTTATACAATTTAGGTGGATTGGACTTTAAGGGGTGCTTCTTTTCTGGACAGAACTTCAGTAACTATGATATTAAATATGTGAACTGGGGGACGTCATTGTTTGATGTTGATACTCCGTGTATTTTTAATACGCCTGCTAACAATGAGAGTTATGAAAAATCATTAAAGCCTGTGAGCGAAAACGGTTTAAATGGAGATCTTATCTGATCGTAATAAAAAAATAAAAATGATCACGGGCGTGGCACTATTCGATGGTATTTCATCTATGGATGATGACTTTGATGATAGTTCCTCTGAGGATGAGCCCGTTGAGAATAGTCCTGTTGTGACTAGTCTCCTTGTATAAAGTTCTAAAAGCAGTTTTCAATGGTAAATAAATGGCGATTTTTACAAAGAGATAATAACGTAGATTGAAATAATATGTATTATTGATTGAGTAAACGGGATTATTCTTCACACTGCATCCATTTTGCTGTCACTACCAAAGTAAAAGGGGCTGCGCTTTCACGTAACCCCTTGATTTATTTGATGAGTTTGCGGTGTCTGAACTGGTGCTGTAATTGGTTGAAATATTTCATCTAATGTCTGGTTCAACTTTCCTTAGCTGCTTGAAAGTTTTTTGATCTTACCCAGCAATACCAGCGTTACGGTGCACCACGCCTGACTGAATAACTGCGTGCTTAGAGTTACCACTGCAGCGCATAACCGTGGCAGCAGGCCCGGACAGAACAAACGGCTCAGGACATTATCGGTAGGGGACGCACTGCTAGTCTGTAAACTGAACCGACTGGGGCGCAGTATGTGGCATCTTGTCGTGCTGTTGGAGGAGCTGTGCAAACGTGGTATTAACTTTCGTGCTCTGGCCCAATCTATATTTGCCCAACAATGGGGGGACGGAAGCTGTAAAAGTAAAACAATCTGCGATCTCAGAGTTATTGTGTGATTTTTATGTGAGCAGAAGATATTCATCAGAAACGATTATGTAAATCATTTTATTTTGCCGACTGCCTGATTGTCGAAAGAAAAGAATACGCCCGTGTTTCCTGAATAGATTGACTTTTTTATCCAACCACACTTCAGCGCACTGCGTTTAAAAAATGCCTCATTCTTATGCGGAATATCATCATTTCATCATGATGTCTTTGATGAGCGGTGAACACAATACACTTGCGCTGTCTCTTCAGGATGAATCCCCTGGTCTGGTGCCTGTGGGCTGATGTTGCAGCAAAGCTAAGGTCGCTTAAACGCTACTCAGTATTCACTTTTCAGAGGATGAAATTTATGAACAGGACCAGTCCCTATTATTGTCGCCGCTCAGTACTTTCCTTATTGATATCTGCCTTGATATATGCCCCGCCCGGGATGGCGGCCTTCACTCCTGATGTTATTGGTGTGGTAAACGATGAGACTGTAGATGGCAGCCAAAAAGTAGATGAACGAGGTACAACAAATAACACTCATATTATCAACCATGGCCAGCAGAATGTTTATGGTGGGATATCTAATGAAAGTCTTATTGAATCTGGTGGATATCAAGATATAGGACGTCATAACAATTATGTGGGGCAGGCTAATAATACAACCATTAACGGGGGCAGACAGACAATTCATGACGGGGGTATTTCCACAGGTACAATAATCGAGAGTGGCAATCAGGACGTTTATACAGGTGGTATCAGCAATGGAACGACAATTAAGGGGGGTAATTCACACATAAGTGGGGGGACTGCGAATGGAACAATCATTGATGGTGGCAGCCAACGAGTAACAACTCAGGGGCATGTCGACAGTACAACGATAAATAAGTCTGGCTCTCAGGACATCACGCAAGGAAGTCTGGCAACGAACACAACCATAAATGGTGGTCGACAGTATGTTGAACAGAGCACAGTAGAAACAACCACCATCAAAAATGGCGGTGAGCAAAGAGTATATGAGAGCCGTGCGCTGGACACTACGATTGAAGGCGGAACTCAGTCTCTGAATAGTAATTCAACGGCAAAAAATACGCAGATCTATTCTGGTGGTACGCAAATTGTTGATTACACCAGCACCTCGGATGTTATTGAAATTTATTCCGGTGGCGTGCTTGATGTTAGAGGTGGTATGGCAACAAATGTTACTCAGCACGATGGAGCCGCTTTAAAAGTAACGACTTACGATTTGACGGTGAGCGGTACGAATAGTGAAGGGGCATTCTCCATCCACAATAACGTGGCAGACAATGTGTTGCTGGAAAACGGTGGTCATTTAGACGTATATGGTTCGGCAACCAGGACGATAATTAAAGATAAAGGAACAATGTCAGTTTTAACGAATGCTAAAGCTGATGCGACCCGAATAGATAATGGCGGGGTTATGGATGTCGCCGGAAACGCGACAAATACCATAATTAATGGTGGCACACAGAATATAAATAATCATGGTATTGCCACGGGAACCAATATCAACAGCGGAACACAAAATATCAAGAGCGGCGGGAAAGCTGACACGACAAATATCTCCTCCGGGAGCCGGCAGGTTGTTGAGAAAGATGGTACGGCAACTGGCAGCAATATTAGCGCCGGAGGCTCGCTGATTGTCTATACCGGCGGTATTGCACATGGGGTTAACCAGGAGACGGGCAGTGCTTTAGTTGCCAACACGGGCGCAGGGACTGATATTGAAGGATACAACAAGCTCTCTCACTTCACTATTACCGGAGGGGAGGCTAATTATGTTGTGCTGGAAAATACCGGCGAACTGACGGTTGAACCGCCCCGGGAATCCTGGAGACTAAACTTCCTGAGAAAGAGGTAAACAGGATGACTAAAAATACTCGTTTTTCCCCCGAAGTCCGTCAACGGGCAGTCCGTATGGTTCTGGAAAGTCAGAGCGAATATGACTCACAATGGGCGACAATTTGTTCCATTGCTCCAAAGATTGGCTGTACGCCGGAGACTCTGCGTGTCTGGGTTCGCCAGCATGAGCGGGATACCGGGGGCGGTGATGGAGGGCTCACCACCGCTGAACGTCAGCGTCTGAAAGAGCTGGAACGTGAAAATCGTGAACTGCGCCGCAGTAACGATATCCTTCGCCAGGCTTCCGCTTATTTTGCGAAGGCGGAGTTCGACCGCCTCTGGAAAAAATGATGCCACTGCTGGATAAGCTGCGTGAGCAGTACGGGGTCGGACCGCTATGCAGCGAACTGCATATTGCCCCGTCAACGTATTACCACTGTCAGCAACAGCGACATCATCCGGATAAACGCAGTGCCCGTGCGCAGCGCGATGACTGGCTGAAGAAAGAGATACAGCGCGTATACGATGAAAATCACAAGGTATACGGTGTGCGTAAAGTCTGGCGTCAGTTGTTACGGGAAGGTATCAGAGTGGCCAGATGCACTGTGGCACGTCTCATGGCGGTTATGGGACTTGCCGGTGTTCTCCGGGGTAAAAAGGTCCGTACGACCATCAGCCGGAAAGCCGTTGCCGCAGGCGACCGCGTAAACCGTCAGTTCGTGGCAGAACGACCTGACCAGCTGTGGGTGGCTGATTTTACTTACGTCAGCACATGGCGGGGCTTCGTCTATGTGGCGTTCATCATTGATGTGTTTGCCGGATACATCGTGGGGTGGCGGGTCTCATCGTCCATGGAAACGACATTCGTGCTGGATGCACTGGAGCAGGCGTTATGGGCCCGTCGACCGTCCGGCACGGTCCATCACAGTGATAAAGGTTCTCAGTATGTATCGCTGGCCTACACACAGCGGCTTAAGGAAGCCGGATTACTGGCATCAACAGGAAGTACAGGCGACTCGTATGACAACGCGATGGCGGAGAGCATCAATGGTCTTTACAAAGCGGAGGTAATACACCGTAAGAGCTGGAAAAACCGTGCAGAAGTGGAACTGGCCACACTCACGTGGGTGGACTGGTATAACAATCGACGATTGCTGGAAAGGCTGGGCCATACTCCTCCGGCAGAAGCAGAAAAAGCTTATTATGCTTCCATCGGAAACGATGATCTGGCAGCCTGAGTTCACAGATAAAACACTCTCCAGGAAACCCGGGGCGGTTCAGCTTGGTACGCTGTCCAACCTGTGGGAGGCAATGACGGGGACCGCAACTAACGGCCTTGCGGCTATTGGCGGCGCATTTTCTGGTGACGCCAAAAATATCACGCAATGGCTGGGGGAGTTGGGGGAAAAATTCACGAAGTTTGCGGATGAAAATCCCCGGGTTATTCGCGGCGTCGTCGGGCTTGCTGCCGGTCTTGCGATTCTGAAACTGGGATTGATGGGCGTTGGCAGTGCCATCAGTATTGTCAGCAGGCTCATGTCGATGACGCCGATTGGCATGATTGCGACGGCGATAGCCCTGGCTGCGGGATTAATTATCACTAACTGGGATGTTGTCGGACCTTATTTTAAGAAACTCTGGGAAACCATTGGTCCTTATTTTGAGACTGGCTGGGAACTCCTTAAGAAAGTTTTTGCCTGGTCGCCGCTGGGGATGGTGATCAATAACTGGGGGCCGGTTGTTAAGTGGTTTCAGGATATGTGGGACAAGCTGAAGCCAATTATTGAGTGGTTTACCGACAGTTCCGGTGACACGGTCGATGCCATTAACTCGGTGCAGTGGGGGGCGGGTGCTTATGATGCTTATGGGACGGGAATACCGGCACGGGGATACACACCTTATCCGGCGGTAGATCCGGCTCAGTCAAACAACGCCTCCGATGCCACAGGCCCGAATCCCTTCATGATTAACAAAGCTTCTGCGCCAAAAGTTGATGGTGAGATCAAGGTCTCTTTTGTGAATTCGCCTCCGGGTATGCGGGTTATGGAAACGCGATCCAGCGGTTTTGATGTCAGCCATGATGTTGGCTATACGCGCTTTGGCAGGTAATGAAAAATTAATCTGTTAATGAGTCCCACTCCGGTGGGATTTTTTATGTACGGAGTTTATATGACGTGGAAAGACAGACTTCAGGACGCGTCATTTCGCGGTGTGCCGTTTAAGGTTGAAGAAGAAAGTGCGGGAACCGGTCGTCGTGTGGAAACGCACGAATACCCGAACCGCGACAAACCCTATACCGAAGACCTGGGGAAAATCACTTTCCGCCCGTCCATCACAGCTTATGTGGTGGGAGATGACTGCTTTGACCAGCGCGATCGCCTGATTGACGCGCTGAATAAACCCGGTCCCGGCACGCTTGTCCATCCGACTTACGGTGAGCTGAAAGTCTGTGTTGACGGGGAAGTTCGGGTCAGCACATCGAAGAGTGAAGGGCGTATTGTCCGCTTTGACCTGAAGTTTGTCGAAGCGGGAGAACTCTCTTACCCCACTTCAGGTGCGGCGACGGCGCAGACGCTGATGTCATCCTGCTCTGCACTGGATGACTGCATCAGTGACAGCTTCAGTGGTTTCAGTATCGATGGCGTGGCGGATTTTGTGCAGAACGACGTCGTCGGTAATGCCGGCACAATGCTGGGGTATGTTTCTGATGCGATGAAAGTGGTGGATTCTGCCGTATCGGATGCCGCCAGGCTGTTGCAGGGGGATATCTCGGTACTTCTGCCGCCGCCATCGTCAGGCAAAAATTTCGTTGAGCAGGTGCAGAAAATGTGGCGTACCGGGAAACGCCTTTATGGTAACGCCAGCGACCTGGTCACCATGATCAAAACGCTTTCCGGTGTCAGCCTCGGCAGCGATCTGCAACCGCGCGGTGTCTGGAAAACGGACAGTAAAACCACCGCCACGGCGACGCAGCAGCGTAACGTGGTTGCCAGCATCCTTCGTACGACCGCAATCAGCGAAGCGGCGTATGCCGTCACCCGATTGCCTGCGCCAACAACTTCCGCGGTGATGCAGAATGCCGCAGTGGGGCAGGCAACAACACCCGCGCAGAGCACTGGCTGGCCTTCCGTCACGCATCCGGCACTGAACAATGCTCCGGCGGTGAAAAGCACGGTTGACCTGCCGACGTGGGAAGAACTGACTGACATTCGCGACACACTGAATACGGCAATTGATAAGGAGTTGTCCCGTACAACCAGTGATGCGCTGTTTCTGGCGCTGCGCCGGGTGAAAGCAGATCTGAATGCGGATATCAACACGCGCCTTGAACAGTCTGCACGGATCATTCAGCGCACGCCGGATGAGGTTTTACCCGCGCTGGTGCTGGCGGCGACCTGGTTTGATAACGCGGCGCGTGACGTGGACATTATCCGGCGTAATGCCATTACGCATCCCGGCTTTGTGCCGGTGATCCCTCTGAAGGTGCCAGTGCAATGAACGATAACGTCACGCTACGGGTAAATGACCGGGAGTGGAATGGCTGGACATCGGTGCGCATCGGTGCCGGTGTTGAACGACTGGCGCGGGATTTCAGTGTGGAGATCACCCGCCAGTGGCCGGGAAATGAGGGTATTACCACGCTTCAGCCGCGCATTAAAAACGGTTCAAAAGTGGAAGTGCTGATTGGTGATGAGCTGGTGATCACCGGCTGGGTGGAGGCGACGCCCGTTCGTTACGATGCCCGTTCGGTCAGCACCGGTATTGCCGGACGTAGTCTGACCGCTGACCTGATTGACTGTGCAGCCGAACCGACACAGTTTAACGGACGATCGCTGGTACAGATTGCGCAGGCGCTTGCTGCGCCTTTCGGCATTGAGGTGGTGAACAGCGGTGCGCCGTCGGGTGTTATTCCTGATGTCCAGCCTGATCACGGTGAAACGGTGATTGAGGTGATCAACAAAATACTCGGTCAGCAGCAGGCGCTGGCTTACGACGACCCGCACGGCAGGCTGGTGATTGGCGGTATTGGCTCAACGCGTGCACATACCGCGCTGGTACTTGGGGAAAACATCCTTTCCTGTGATACGGAGAAGAGTATCCGGGAGCGGTTTTCTGTTTACCAGGTGGCGGGGCAGCGTGCCGGAAACGACGATGATTTCGGTGAGGCCACTACCACCGCGCTGCGGGCACGCACAGAGGACGCATTTATTGCCCGTTACCGTCCGATGTATATCAGGCAGACAGGGCAGGCCACGGGGGCTGGCTGTATTGCGCGTGCTGACTTTGAAGCCCGGCAACGGGCGGCGCGGACGGATGAAACCACCTATGTGGTGCAGGGCTGGCGACAGGGTAACGGTACGCTGTGGCAGCCCAACCAGCGGGTGATTGTCTTCGATCCGGTCTGTGGTTTCGACAATACCGAACTGCTTGTTTCGGAAGTCACGTTTACTCAGGACCAGAACGGCACCCTGACGGAAATCCGTGTCGGCCCGCCTGATGCTTATCTGCCTGAACCCGAAGCTCCCGGCGCGCGGAAAAAGAAAAAAGCCAGAGTACAGGAGGACCCGTTCTGATGAGGGCGATTGAAGCCATGCAGCGACAACTCCTCGGCCTGATTGGGCGGGCCGTGGTGAAAAGCATCAGTGCCGCCACGAAATGTCAGACCGTGGATGTGTCCCTGATTGCCGGTGAACCCAAAGCCGGGGTTGAACATCTTGAACCCTACGGTTTTACCGCAAGGGCAAACAGCGGTGCGGAAGCGGTGGTGTTGTTTCCGGATGGCGACCGTTCTCATGCGGTGGTTGTTACGGTGTCGGACCGGCGCTACCGCCTGAAAGGGCTGCAGACGGGTGAGGTGGCTGTCTATGACGATCAGGGGCAGTCTGTGATGCTGACCCGGGAGGGGATCGTGGTGGACGGTGCAGGTAAAACGATCACGTTTCGCAATGCGCCCAGAGTACGTTTTGAAATGGACCTTGAAGTGACCGGACAGGTGAAAGACCTGTGCGACTCCGGCGGCACTACCATGTCAGCGATGCGGCTTGCCTATAACGGGCATCGTCACAGAGAGAACGGTCAGGGCAGTAACACCGACAAACCTGATAAAGCGATGGAGGCATGATGGAACTGTGGCTGACGGTGAACGGTAAACGCACCTGCGCCAGCGCACCGCTGGATCCGCTGACCCGCGCCGTGGTGATTTCCCTGTTTACCTGGCGGCGGGCGGAGCCTGATGACAACGCCGACGTCCCGATGGGATGGTGGGGGGATACCTGGCCTGCGGTACAGAATGACCGTTACGGCTCCCGACTGTGGCTGCTTCAGCGCAGCAAACTGACCAATCAGCTGGTGCAGACGGTAAGGGGGTATATCCGCGAATGCCTGCAATGGATGATTGATGACGGCGTGGTGTCCCGTATTGATCTGGATATCCGCCGCACCGGGATTAATGAACTGGGTAACAGTATCACTCTCTGGCGTCGTGACGGACCGGTAATGATTTCTTTTGATGATCTGTGGAGTGCGATAACGCATGGCGGACAGTGAATTTCAGCGCCCGACGCTGGCAGAAAATATCAGTATGCTCCGTAACGATTTATTCGCCAGGCTGGACGTCAGCGACACGCTCCGGCGCATGGATGAAGACGTGCGGGCAAAGGTGTATGCGGCAGCGCTGCATACGGTTTACGGGTACATCGATTATCTGGCAATGAATATGCTGCCTGACCTGTGCGATGAGTCCTGGCTGGCGCGACATGCTGCGATGAAACGGTGTCCGCGCAAGGGGGCCACGGCTGCCAGCGGGTATATGCGCTGGGAAGGTGTCAGCGATGGCCTGAAGGTGACTGCCGGGAGCGTGATTCAGCGCGATGACCTGGTTCAGTACACGGCAACTGCCGATGCAACCAGCGCCGGTGGTGTCCTGCGTGTGCCGATCACTTGCTCAACTACAGGCGCGGTCGGTAACGCTGACGACGGTACGGCATTAATCCTGGTCACGCCGGTGAATGGTCTGCCGTCTTCCGGTGTTGCAGATACCCTGACTGGCGGATTCGATACTGAAGATCTGGAAACGTGGCGCGCCCGCGTCATTGAGCGGTATTACTGGACGCCGCAGGGCGGGGCTGACGGGGACTATGTCGTCTGGGCTAAAGAAGTGCCCGGCATTACCCGCGCATGGACATACCGTCACTGGATGGGAACGGGAACTGTCGGTGTGATGATTGCCAGCAGTGACCTGATTAATCCCATTCCGGAAGAATCAACGGAAACGGCGGCAAGACAACATATCGAGCCACTGGCCCCGGTGGCAGGCTCTGATTTGTATGTGTTCAGGCCGGTGGCACATACGGTGGATTTTCATATCCGTGTGACGCCGGACACACCGGAAATACGGGCTGCCATCACCGCCGAGTTGCGTTCGTTCCTGCTGCGTGATGGTTATCCGCAGGGAGAACTGAAGGTGTCGCGTATCAGTGAAGCGATTTCCGGTGCGAACGGGGAATACAGCCATCAGTTGCTTGCACCAGCGGACAATATCTCCATTGCAAAAAATGAGCTGGCAGTTCTGGGGACGATTTCATGGACGTGACAAACGATGATTACATCCGTCTGTTGTCGGCGCTGCTGCCGCCCGGTCCGGCGTGGTCAGCCAGCGATCCGGCGATTGCCGGTGCGGCACCGTCATTAACTCGTGTTCATCAGCGTGCGGATGCCCTGATGCGGGAGCTGGATCCGCGCACCACCACCGAACTGATAAATCGCTGGGAGCGTCTGTGCGGCCTGCCGGATGAATGTATTCCCGCAGGGACACAGACCCTTCGCCAGCGTCAGCAACGGCTGGATGCGAAGGTTAACCTGGCGGGTGGCATCAACGAGGATTTTTATCTTGCACAGCTTGCTGCCCTGGGCAGACCAGATGCCACCATCACGCGATACGACAAAAGCACGTTCACCTGCTCATCGGCCTGTACTGACGCGGTGAATGCGCCGGAATGGCGGTATTACTGGCAGGTCAACATGCCAACCACCACCAACACCACCTGGATGACATGTGGCGATCCCTGTGATTCCGCACTGCGTATCTGGGGTGACACCGTTGTCGAGTGTGTGCTTAACAAACTCTGCCCGTCGCATACCTACGTAATTTTTAAATATCCGGAGTAATCCATGCATCGTATAGACACGAAAACCGCGCAGAAGGATAAGTTCGGCGCGGGTAAGAACGGTTTTACCCGTGGTAACCCCCAGACCGGCACACCTGCCACCGATTTGGATGATGACTACTTTGACATGTTGCAGGAAGAACTTTGCAGCGTGGTGGAGGCCTCCGGTGCCAGCCTGGAGAAGGAGCGGCACGACCAGTTGCTTACCGCGCTTCGTGCGCTGCTGTTAAGCCGCAAGAATCCGTTTGGTGATATCAAATCGGACGGCACGGTGAAAACGGCTCTCGAAAATCTTGGTTTGGGAGATGGCTCCGGGAGGCTTATACAGTGTCAGGTGTTTAAAAGCTCAGGTACATACACTCCGACAAAAGGCACAAGATTTATTATTGTTGAAATTGTTGGTGGTGGGGCCGGTGGTGGTTGTCAGGTCGGTTATCCCAATAATGCTGCTTGTGGTGGCGGGGGGATGTCTGGGGAGTATGTTAAAGCTCGCGTGGATAATCCAACCGTAACTACTGTGACAATAGGATATGGTGGCACTGGTGCAAGTGCGTCGGTTGGTGCTCCCGGGGGAGCAACCTCTTTCGGCAATACCATAATTGCCAAAGGTGGTCTTGGTGGGAATGTTCTTGCTGAAGGCACTGCTCCTGGGGTTGTTGGTCCGTATGGAGCATATACTGAGCCGGGATTTACAGGTGCCAATATTATCGGGTCTGGAAGCGGTTATAGCTCACCAGGCGTTCGGTATTCCGGCAGTCTGGCGATGGGGGGGCCTGGCGGCGATTCAATCCTTGGTGCGGGGGCTGGGTCACAAGCCATTGTAGGCGAAGGTATTAATGCTAATGGCCATGGTGGTGGAGGCGGTGGTGCCTGTGTCTACGGTGGAGCGACGCAGCAGCGTGCCGGAGGTAGCGGAATGGCTGGTATTGCAATCATTTGGGAGTATGCGTGATGAACTATGCCGTTATAGAAAATGGTGTTGTTACCAATATTGCTGTATGGGATGGTGAGAGTGCCTGGCAACCAACTAATGCGTTAGTTATACCTGTATCCGATAATGTAAGAATTGGTTGGTTCTATGATAAGGGAAAGCTTTCGTCACCTACGCAGCCGCCAAAAACACATGATGAATTACTTCGTGAGGCAGAGAATGAAAGACAGTGTCTGCTGGATAGTGCTAATAGTTTAATTATGAACTGGCAGTCAGATTTGTTACTCGGTATTATAAGTGAAAATAACAAGGGCAATCTTTTATTATGGAAGGAATATGTTAATAGTTTAATGTCAGTGGATTTATCTTTAGTGCCAGAAATAACCTGGCCTGAAAGGCCAGAGATAATACGTTGAAATTATGTGGTGTATTATTAGGGGGAGGCCCCCCTAATAAATTAGGATGTGATTATTTTTCTGATTTTATCGTTCTTCTCCAGAAAGTGATAAGATAATGATGCCATTGCAGTATTAATAACAAAAAGTACAAGCCAGCTAAAAAGACCATAGTTAAGAACAAATGAATTTTTATTATGATCAAGGTAATATAATATAGGTAATTGCATCAAATAAAACGAATAACTTATATCTCCAAAGTAAATGATCGCTCTGTTTACAATATTGTTTTTGATGTTGATTTTTGCCAGGTGCAATAACATAATTGATATCGCAGGAATTGTGAGATAGTTCACCCCCATGGAGTTATTGTTTTGCTGGGTGGTAGCATACAGAAATAATAAAATGCTTAATAGCCATGTATAATGGTTAACACGATAGCCATTTAAAAAAAGTATTGCGATACAGACGCCCACCACAAATTCTGGTAACCTGTATATTGGAGTTGCGTAATATACGGACCAAACTACAGGTCCCTGAATTATATCAGATAATGGGATTAATAATGCTGAAGATAAATATGAAAAAAGTAAAACATAAATTACATTGTTTTTGTTGATGTTTTTTATCAAAAATGGAAATAGGGCATAAAAAAACAATTCCACTGATATTGACCAGGTACCGCTAAAATTACCAAAAATCGAAGGTCTGATAAATCCATGATTGCATTCCAGTAACAAACAAGAATATGCTTGCAATCATTTTTAAAAAGTTTGCATCGCTGGATAACAAAAATGGGAGGGTTAAAAGCCCACAAAATAAATAGGCTGGAAATATTCTTGCTATTCGCTTCCTGAAGTAATTGTTTGACAAGGAACCATAGTAATTATAAGTCAAAACAAAACCAGAAAGCATGAAGAAAATACTCATGCCAATGACGCCATTGCTAATGGTTTTATTAATAAGCTCTCCAAAATTAACGGGGACTCTCATGTTAATGTGAAAAATAAACACATAAAAAGCAGCTATAAATCTTAAGATTGTTACTCCATCCATTTTTTTTCTTGTTATGTTATTGGTACTAGTCATTTGAGGCTTCTCATGATTAAAAGGTTCGTTATTAAAACCATTAATAATACTCTACTTACTTATCAAGTATCAACGTTTTTATGTGTGGTTTTAATTAACAGAATGCAAGAATAAATAATAATATTCTGTTTGCGATTTTTTAAATAATTGCACTTACTACTCCTCAGTGCGAGGGAGAATTGAGGATGGAATTGGGGGCTCCGTCCAAAATTTACCCCTGAATAATGGGTGTAGGCCAGGCGATTAATTGCATCAGGCGTTCCTCGCCAGAAGGTGGCGATCATCTATGATGTTGGTATATCGACACTGTATAAGAAGTTTCCGGTCGGAGATAAATGAAACCGTAGCACGTCGTATGCAAGAAGATCGTGCTGCGGTTTATGCTTATCACTTAAAGACTCAAAAATTAGGTGAGTAACGGACCGGGGACATAGCTCCTTTTTTTCTTAATTCATCTGGGATTTTTTTTCCAAGATAAAGATTTGCTATTTCAGGTGGGGCTTCTCGACCTTCAAAACCATAGCGAGAACTTTGTGTTGCCTCAAAGTCCGGATCCTCGTCCCAGTATTTCATCGTAGGGAAATTTTCACGTGTTGATTTGAGCCATTTATCAGCAATGAAAACCCCTCGAACGATCCCCCTTACAGTAGCAAGAATGACTTCTGCTTGGCTGGCGCGAGAGACATTAATGCGCCAGCTAAATCGAACCGCATCATAAAGCTCTGAATCCTTTGCACTTCTGTTAACGGAAATCATTAATGCTTTATGATGAAATGTTATGGTTTCGGGTTGATATGTTGCTATCAACTCTTTGACATGTGCGGCGCCGAATTCATTGCTGCCAGCCCCATTCATGATATTCGTTAACCCAGGGTAGGCATCAATAAGTGCTGCTTCAACTTCGTACGCCGTCTTTTCATCAGTCATTCCGTGTCGATGGATGACATGGATAACCTCAAGTCCTGCTAACCTTATTTCTCTAATTTGCTTTAGCTTGTTGCTCAGTAACTCGTCATCATCAGTCGCTGCCACTTCACCGCGCATATGGGCAAATACGCGGTTACCTTTGCCTTTCCCTACATAGAAGGTGCTTCCGTCCCTCGGATCAATCAATCGGTATACATACCAGCCAAGGTGTTCAATTACTCCAGAAGGAAACTCAGTAATATCCATTTTGCAATATCTATGAATTATTTGTGAGACGTATATTAATGAACATTGCAAGGGCTCACAACCAGTAGTGTTGAGAAAACTATCGGGTAAATGAGGCTAATCCTTTGAATTTACATAGTAAAAAAAGATACTTTTCCTCATAGTGTGAATTAATTTTATGTTTCGTTTGATGATTGGACCGGTCTCGAAAACCGTAGGCACGTAGTATGCGTTAATTTATGAGCAAACTACTTGTCTGCTGTTTTTCTGTCATTAGTCGTATATAGAATGATTCTCTATGCCTAACAAAGCATCACTAGTGCTAGATTACGTTGTAGTCACTGTTTAAATATCCAGACAAAACATTTCCTTCTGGGTTGAATGAGTGATAGAGTTTCACCCATTAGACCCCTTGGAGGAATTATGTCTGAATTTGAAGTGTTGGCACAGCATCTGCTGAAGGAAGCCGAGGCGGAAGAAAAGCTGCGACAGGAAAATGATAAAAAGCTTATCGAGAAAGTGCTGGAAATCTATGATCAGAAGTATGTGGCTGAATTACTGAGAAAAGTCGGAAAAAATGAGTGGAGCCGTGAAACCATTAACCGCTGGATTAATGGCAAGTGTTTACCAAAATCGTTGACGTCAGTAGAAGAGTCTCTTCTGCGTAAGATGCTACCAGAACCACCTGCAAACCATCCGGAATATGCTTTCCGCTTCATTGACTTATTTGCTGGAATTGGAGGGATACGAAAAGGTTTTGAGGCTATTGGAGGCCAGTGTGTTTTTACCAGTGAATGGAATAAAGATGCTGTGCGTACATACAAGGCCAACTGGTTTAACGATGAACAGGTGCATAAATTCAATCTCGATATTCGGGAAGTCACGTTGAGTGATAAAACCGATGTATTGGAAACGGATGCTTATGCATATATTGATGAGCATGTGCCGGATCATGATGTGCTTCTTGCGGGGTTCCCGTGCCAGCCATTTAGTCTTGCTGGTGTTAGTAAGAAAAACTCACTTGGCCGTGCGCATGGTTTTGAATGTGAAGCACAAGGAACACTTTTTTTTGACGTGGCACGTATTATACGAGCAAAAAAACCGGCAATTTTTGTGCTGGAAAATGTCAAAAATCTGAAGAGCCATGATAAGGGTAAAACTTTCAAAGTCATTATGGAGACCCTTGACGAGCTGGGCTACGAAGTTGCCGATGCTGCAGAAATGGGAAAAAACGATCCAAAGATTATCGATGGGAAGCATTTTTTGCCTCAGCATCGTGAACGCATTGTTCTGGTCGGATTTAGACGAGATCTGAATATTCACAAGGGGTTTACCTTGCGTGATATCAGTCGTTTTTATCCGGAACACCGCCCATCATTTGGTGAATTGCTGGAGCCTGTAGTCGACAGTAAATATATACTTACGCCAAAACTATGGGAGTACCTTTATAACTACGCCAAAAAGCATGCAGCCAAGGGGAATGGTTTTGGCTTTGGGTTGGTCAATCCTGAGAATAAGGAAAGCATTGCACGCACACTTTCTGCCAGATATCACAAAGACGGATCAGAAATTCTTATTGATCGTGGTTGGGATATGGCAACGGGAGAGGCTGACTTTATGAATGAGAGTAATCAGGCTCGTCGACCACGCAGGCTGACTCCCCGAGAGTGCGCACGCCTTATGGGATTTGAAAAACCTGGAGGGAAACCATTCCGTATTCCGGTTTCAGATACTCAGTCATATCGGCAGTTCGGTAACTCAGTTGTGGTGCCAGTATTTGAAGCTGTTGCCAGACTTCTGGAACCCTATATCCTCAAAGCTGTTTCTGCTGATGCTGGTAAGACTGGGCAGCCTTGAGAACACCTCCCGGCCTTTTAAGCCGGGAGTCAGCCTATGATAGTTCAGCGTAAAGCTCTATCAGCTCAGTAATGAATGCTCCGAGCGTTATTAATTCTTCTCTAACTGCTTCTGGGTATTTTTTATGTAAAGTTGATGGTACAACGAGTCTGACACCCGCATCTTTCATTTCTCGGTATTGTGCTGAAGAAACACCTTCTTGCAGTGTAAATAAATGTACCTGATGGATTTTATCTGCTTCATTCAGTATCTGACGCCAGCGATCTTTGCAGGTGGTCTTTACTGCCAGCATACGTAAGTTTTCTACAGGAAATTCAACGTTATGATATGCCTCTGCTGAAGGAAACAGGAAATCTGGTTTTTTATTACCTTCAGTAACTGCCTGAGTGGAGAAATGCCGTAGTCCGTGCTCGATAAAAAGCTTCTCTAGGTGAAGTTCAAGTGATTTGCCTGCCCTTGATTTACGTCGATTACTGACAGAGTTGGCTAATGCAATAAACTCATCTACAGAATCGAATCCTTTCTTAATAATATCAAGAACATGTAATTCCTCGACGAGTAGAAAAATATCATACTCGACACGCCGACGGTCAATCAGTTGCTCATCTGGATCCTTGGAGTTTTTAGCATAATGGCCAGCAGCATATTGAATAATTTCGTTTCCAGAAGGAAAACGCTTCTTCCAGTCTTCAGGAATAACATATTTATGATTTACTGGAGTTTGCTGAAGAGATAATCCGCCCAAAATTTGTCCGGCAGGGCCGGAAATTAGGGTTCCAGGTATGATTTCGCCAATAGCAGACTCGATGATATCCTCTTCATCGGGATTGACGCAGACCCATATATCTACCTCGGAACAGTCAGTGTTCTGTTCGTTTAACCTGAAAGCAAGAATTGTGAGAGCTCCTGTATTTTCAGGGTTCTGTAATGGACTTCCTCTCCCCCAGCGCGTAATTCTTTTTTCGTTTCGGGTCTTACCAAAATAACGGTTGTTGTAATAAATTGCGCGTGCTTGGGTATCAGGGCAATCATGGGATGATACATGCGCAGTAAGGAAGACTGAAGGGTTCAGTTCGCGAGTATGATTGATAGATGGAAAAAGCTTTTCAACGATATTTGAGGGGATATAAAGTCCGACCTGATGGCCACCTGTTGCGCCAGTGTCGTTTGCAGAAAGGCGTTTGATGTAGATAAAGTAATTCCCGCTTGCGATATCAAGCAGCCAGTTATGAAAAACCGACAT